TTAAGGGCGGTTTTCTATTTTGCCGCATCCATCACTAATACTTGTTTTTTTTAAAGGTTTCTGTTCGTCGGTATCTATCTTAATTTCTCTTTGTTCTTCTTTATACGGATTGAACGGCATTCCGTTATCGACGTAATCGATACAGGTTTTTTTTGTCTATCTCTTTTAAAATGGTTGCCTGCCCTGAATAGCAGTTGCATGAATTTGACGATTTGACACAGGCAACGGGGAACTCCATTTGTCTGACCTGCCTGACCCCGTTATAAATCGGTTTTGATTCGGGATGACCGTCTATTGTGGGTTCTAACATCTCTTTCGTCAAATTCTGATTTTCTTTGTCCGAGCCCAACTGATTGCCTATATTTCTTCCGGCTTCGCCCGATGCCTTATACGCCATGCCCCTGACTTGTTCTAATTGTTCCTCCGAAACGATTGTTTGCGTTTTAGCTTCTCCTTCCTCTGTTCCGTCCTTATTACCCAGCCCCAATAATAGCTTGTAGCCCAAATAAAAGAATAGGGCGAACAATACCAATGCGATGGGGATGATATATAAAACGCGGCTTTTCGGGGTTTTTACCTTAGTATGGATTTCCGCTGATTTATAAAGCCCGAACGCCTTTTTATCCAACTTATAGACTTCGGGGCGTGCATTGGCGAACTCTGACCTTGGATTATTCGCACAATAGTCCCAAAAATAACGCATAAAAATGCCCAGCGGGGTTTTATGGATATGATAATGCGCCCCTACCAAATCGCGGACGTGCTTATCTATGCGTTGGGGCATCTGCGTTATCAGGATAATATCTATGCCCGAATGCCTGTGAACGTGCAACCATTCGACAAGAGGCGGTGCTTTTACGGCAGGGGAGCGCGGCGGGAAAACATTTTGCGCTTCGTCTATGATGACGACAGAGCCGTTATTTTCGGGATATTGAAGCCAAACGTGCATATCATTAATGGAATGACCTTCGGGAATGGGCGTTGTTTCTATCGTTAATTCCGGAATGCCTTCAATAAAAATCTTCCTGTCTTTCCACTCATTATTTATCTTTTTCGCCAAGTCCGAAACGACGGATAAAGTTTTGCCCGAACCGGGAACGCCTGTAATTAATGTAATCATTCTTTGCCTTTCATTTTAGGAATTTTAAAACGCGGTAGGAAGACCATATGCCGAACGAGAACGAGAAACCGCCGAATATGATGTTTAATGCTTCGGGAATGCCTGCCAGTGCAAACATATTTAAAATATCGGGCGGTATATTCCCATAGGCGTTTTGAAAATATTTCAAAATGGCATCGGTTGAAAGGCTTAACGCCTCATATGAGACAAACGACGCGCCAAGACCTGCGAGAATTTTAAAAAAACAAGTCTTTAAGCATCGGCACCAATGCCATGAACAATGCGACAATCAATCTTGGCATTTTTAACCTTTCAAACTGTTTACGGTTTTAAAAACCAAGATTGCGGAATAGAGGTAAGCCATGGCTATAAAAACATATCTCAGCTTTTTCAATACATCGCACAGAAAGCCCATTTGAAGCGTGTGGCTGCCGAACTGTCCCATATCCAACCTTATATCATTTATGCAATGCCCTCCCGTTGAGAACGCGGTTGCAGTTGCATAACTTCCAAACCGTCCGTCACTTTTAAGGCTTCCCCAATCAGGCTCGCCATACTTGGGAACATCGGGCATTTTTTCACTGTCTTCGCCGTCCCCTTTGCCTTTGCCGCTTCCTTGTGCCGTTGAACCGTTATTACCGCCGTTCCCCGCGCCTGTGCTTCCTCCGCCGTCGGATGCTCCGAGCTTCCGCCACCCGGCGCATTTCCGACAGCGGGGGAAGCACCGCCCCCCCAGTGTCCCAACGTTCGGGTTTTCAGACGGCTTGGGATTGGACGAATCGGGCTTTTCTACGGGCTTCGGATGGTCTTTTTCGGGTTCTTTTTTTTTCTTCTTCGGGCTTTTCCCCTTCGGGTATATCTTCATACAAGACGGAATAATCTAAAGTATGGGCAACTTTGCCATCTGGCCAAACAGCGTTACATCTCCCCAATTCCGCATTATTCTCATACAAACCGGAATCAACGCCTTTTACTTCGATATGCTGGTAACTGCCGTTCCACCCACGTCCATAAGTCAAACCCTTGTAAACGTCATAACAGAGTTCTTTGACAGACTTGAATCTATGCCCCCTATAATCTGAAAAAATCTTCCTTTTCCGCTTCCTCTTTACCGCTTCCTCTTTTTCTTTTTGTAATTGTTCTGCCTTTTTTTAATTGGATTTTCTGCCAAATCCTGCCGTAATCGTTATCCTCCTGAATCATCTTCTTATAATCCGCCAGCGTCATACCCAAATCATCGGCATCCTGTTGGTCAGGGTCTTTTAAATTTAAATCTGATATGTCAAAAACCGTCATGTCTTCTTTTTTTTTTAAATTATCAGGTACTTTATTCACATTAAAATAACATGTATTAAAAAAAACATCCTAACTTATGCATTGTGTATTGTATTTCGCCGTCCCTACTTCTCATCGGGAAAACAGTGCCAAAAGGAGCATTTGAAACAGATTCATACAATTTCCCAGTCATATTTAACTTTTTAAAACCTTCTTCAACACGATGAATCTCAATATCTTCCGAAAAAGCAGGAACAAAAAAAAGCGGACATCACAAAAGCGACCGCCATTCTTTTAAATTTCATCTAATACCCCCTATTTGAAAAAATAAACCAATGAAATCACTGCAAAAAATCCAATAAGAAAATAGAAATCAACCATCATTTGCAAAACTTCCTTTAATCATGTTTCCTACCGTTTTAAATGCCCATACGATCACGAATAAAATCAGGAACGAAGAGGCAAGCATTGCCCCTTGTGCAAACTGTGATTCTTGGGAGCATTGCGGGAAAGACAAATCTATCCGATAGCCTTCAAAATACCAATTTCCGCCTGATTTATATGGCGCGTACAGTTTCCCATCGGGAGATATAACGGGCACGATTTTGGATACAGAATAATCCTCTGCCTGTTCTTTTTTGGAAAAACACTGCATTCCTACCCTGTATCCCATCATCACACCTTTTTAACGACCAGCAACAAAGCCGGAGACGAGGCGGAATGCTTTAACCAGCACATAAACGGAGAGCAGGGCGACGCCGACGCTTGAAACGACCGGAACAACTTTATTGATTTCGGTTACGATGCCGTTTGCAACGCCTTCGATGCCGTCCGCCCAAGTCGGAGCGGAAAGGGTAGCCAGTGCTAAAACCGCACCCGCTTTACGAACATTTGTTTTGATGCTTTTAAACATAAAATTTCCTTTTTAAAAATTACGGTTTTCGGAGGCAAACCGCACAGCCTTAAAATGGAACATCGGAGTAGAGTTCTTCATAATCTTCCGATTCATCGTCAAAATGAAATTACTGAATTATCGGCGATCCGCCTGTTGAAGCAGCCGGAAGCCACGCACTTACGTGATATTTCATGAGTTTTTAGGTTTCTCAAAAACAGGGACAACGTTAGTTACAATCTGTTTTACTGCTTTGCCGTTGGTGACGAAATCAAAATCAATTTCTGCCTTGAACGGCATTTTTACGCCTGAAGCAAGCAGTTTTTCATAGTTTTCATATGTGCCGTATGCGAACTCTTGGCTAGCATATCCGCACATATCTTGGCTTTCAGGAAACTGAATCTCAATAAAGAGCTTCGTAGAATCATAAGATTGACCCTTTTCCGTAATGCCTTTGCTTCGTTTCATACCGGTTACACGTGCAATCATCTTCATTTGCTATTTCCTTTCGTCAAAAAAATCGGTTATTAACCTATCTACTAAAAACAACCTTCCATCTGCTAAAACCCTATACGCATAACAATCAAGTTCTTTAGCATTAGCTTTTAAAACTTTTTCCAAGCGTCTGAAATATATAGGGTCATCCTTATAAATAACCGCTCCAGATACTGGTATATGATGGAATTTGTCCAAAGAGAAATACATACGCCGAGTAATTAAGCCGCTTTGAAAATAATCATCTAAAACCAAACAAGGATATTGCTTTTCTCTTACCCTAATCATTTAAATCTCCCAAACTGTCTAAAACCATTCCGTACTCATCAAATTTAATAATTTCAATTTCTTTTTCATAATCATGGATATATTCGCAAGCGCGTTTTTCTTTAATCATGAATGATGCGGGATTTAAACGATGGGGCATTGCACCATCTTTCCGGCGCAGATAATCAACGATTTCGTAATCAGACATACCCATAAAAACCATCATATTTATGGCGCGCCCGACCTGTTGCGATGCAACCTGCTTAGAGCGTTCAATGCTCAATTCCAATCTTTTTTTTGGCACTTACACACCTATGCTCCGTCACGCCTTTTTGTTGCAATGAAGCGCAAATCTCAAACGCGCCGCCCCAAAAAGACCCCGGCGATAACAAAATATCTAAACTCAAATAACAGTTTCTGCCCATATACTGCTGTTCAAAACGGCACCAAAAAACGCCGCTTGTATCTCCCTGTTCTTTTGCTTTGTCATAGATACGGCAAAAAACCGAAGAATGTTTAGAACCGATGGTAAGGGTTTTGCCTTTTTCAGTAGGGTTAAGCCAGTCATCCCCGAGCTTGCCGACAAGCGGACGTTTCCCGCGTTTATCAAACTTGCCCTGTTCGTACATTTCCCAAGCGGTATCAGGCGAGATTTCATTTTCGTAAAAGTCTTTTGCAACGTCGCAACGGGTTATTTTTGCGTTATAAGTCGTATCCGCCGTTAAAAACCTATACAAACGTTCTTCCCAGCCTTCCTCCGCAACTGCACAACCTTTACCCGTCATCTCTACAAGTATGGTTTCCTGTTGTCCACCGATGTAAACCTGACCGTACAAAACTCCGTCTCTTTCCATCTGCCAGCGCGACTCATAAAACCGACCTTTGCCGACAGGTTGATGCGACGAAATTCCGAAACCGAATATCCATTCAAGAATGTCTGAAAAACGAACTAATACATCCCTATCTGATACGCCTTTAATCGGAAAAAATTCCCTTGTTATTAAAAAAAAACTTTGCAACAGAACTTTCATGAAACGTAAAGCTGATTGTGTCTATAAATGCGGAATCGCCTTTGCCACGCCTTAAGGGAACAACCTTTAAATTTCCCTTTGCATCCATAACAACCTTTTCATAACGCTCGTACTCTTGAGGTTGAATGCATGAATTTGTGTCTCTTGAAAATTCCATGTTTTAGATTCCCGTCGCCCTTCGATTTTCGACCCCCCCTGTTAGATAAGGGGGGGCATAAAAACATCAGTTACACAAGCCGAACGAGCGGCGTGATTCTCGACTGCCCAAAGCTAAAAAAACATCGCAAACGGACAAAGAAACAATTTCGCCCGATTCGATATATTGGCGGGCAGAACCCAAAGCCAAAAAAAAGCGTATCAAATTCGGCTTCTGTTACAAAAATTCCGTATGAATAACAATTAACCAGCCATTTGCCGTTTACAAATATTATTTCTGCTCGTCGTTTGTTCATTTTTAGACCCATTTGCACTTTTACAACAGATTCGAGTTAATGAGTTAATGCGTTAACATTTTGAGTAATTATTAACCAGTTAACTTGTTAAGTCAATCACAAATTACTTGTTAACACTGCTTGTAATGTTTTAAATTTGAAATATGAAAGGAAATTGAAAAAATGAAGGCACTACGAATCAAAGAAGAGCAAGAAGAGAGCATCAGAAGGCTTGCCATCAATGCCAACAAGAAGCTCATTCAGCTTGGCCGCGAACCGCTTAGGGACAGCGAGCTTGCACACATACTTTTAAACGAGGCAATCCGATGCGCCAAAATCGACGACGACGGAAAAATCACTATAGGTAACTGATATGAAAAAAGCCCTGAAATGGATTGCCGTCTTTATCGCTTTTTCCGTTTGGTCATTCGGCATATTTCTGTACGGATTCAATAACGGGACTGAAGCAGGAATGCAATGCGCCCAAATCAAAGGTAATGGACTTTGTGCAATGTCCTTTGATGGTTCGGCTTCAAAAATCGAATTTTCAGACCTTAATGAGAAAAATGATAAACAAACCCTTTGCTTTCAATCATTATGGGAATTTAACGATGAATGCGAAAAAAAAAGAATCTA